CCATGCCGAGGCCTACCGTGAACGACTGCGCGAGGAACTGGAGGTGGTCCACGATGCCGGGTTCGCTGGCTACCTGCTGTTCACGGCCACGGTGACGGACTTCATGAAGCGGGAGGGGATCTTCTACGGTCCCCGTGGATCCGCCTCCGGGTCGATGATCGTCTGGCTGCTGGGCATCACCGTGCACGATCCGATCGTATGGGGATTGCAGTTCGATCGCTTCATCAGCCGCGACAAGGCCAAGCCGCCGGACATCGACCTCGACGTGGAGCACCTGCGCCGCGGTGAGGTGCTGGCCTGGCTGGAGGAGATGTACACCGTCAGCCACATCGGCTTGTGGATGAAGATGGGCCTGAAGGATGAGGAGGAGGACGAGAACGGCGAGACCACGCAGCGTGGATCACTGGTGGTCAAGTGGAAGTCGAACGCCCGCAAGCAGGGCAGGGACCCGAACGAACGCTTGACTGATGAGGAGTGGCAGGCCCTGGTGAGCATCGCCAGCCACACGCCCTACTCCAACTATGGGGTGCACGCCGGCGGCATCCTCATCATCCCCGACGAGCACGCAGGATCGGGGATCCCCATCCAGTACGTGGCCTCGAGCAAGACCTTCGTCACGGCCTTCGACATGAACGACATCGAGCCCTTCGGCCTGGTCAAGCTCGACGTGCTGGGCCTGAAGACCATGAGCGCGATCAAGAGCATGGTCGACGTGGTCGGCATCGACATGGCGGACATCCCGCTGAACGATCGCCGGGCCTATGCACGGATCGGGTCAGGGCAGACCGCTGGCATGTTCCAGCTGGAGGGCTGGACGTTCACCAAGGGCTGCTCGCGCATGAAGCCGAAGAACATCCACGAGGTCATCGCCGCGCAGGCGCTGTTCCGGCCTGCGGTGATGAAGTCCGGTGCGACGGACGAGTACCTCGAGCGGCGCAGCAAGGCCAAGCAGGTGCCCATCCGGCATCCGCTGATCATGGAGGCCACACGGGACACGTACGGCACGATCATCTACCAGGAGCAGGTCATCAACATCCTGAAGGCGATCGGCATGCCCATCGAGGAGATCGAGCGGGCACGCAAGGCGATCAAGGCCTCCACCGAGGATCAGATCGCCAAGGCCCAGAAGGTCATGCGGGACATCACCACCACCATGCGGGCCAAGGGCACGGCGGCCGGGATGGACGAGCACGACCTGATGTTCCTGGACACCGCGCTCAACGCCTACGCCCAGTACGGCTTCAACAAGGCCCACGCCACCGCCTACGGGTGGCTGGCCTACATCACGGCGTGGTTCTCCGTGAACCATCCCGTGGCGTACTGGTCGAGCCTGCTCAATGCCTACGTCGGCGACAAGCAGGAGTCGGGCTACCTGAGCGCAGCACGCAAGGCCGGGGTGAAGATCCGCGGCCCGCACGTCAACCTGTCCAAGGTCGGGTACGTGGCAGACCTGGAGAAGGGCGCCATCCGCAAGGGGCTGACAGCGATCAAGGGAGTGGGCGAGAAGTCCGCTACCGAGCTGGTGGCCAACCAGCCGTACACCTCGCTCGTGGACATCGGTGCGCGGGTGAACGCACGACGGGTCAGTGGTGCCAAGGCACTGCGAGACGGTCACTCTCCAGCAGCCTGCGGAGGGATCGTTGCGGCCCTGAACGAAGCAGGGGCCCTGTACGGGCTCGTGGAGCAAGCCGAACTGTTCGCACCGACCAAGAAGGAGAACGCATGAGCACCAAGCACCTACTCATCTGTGACGCCTGTAGCACAGAGGTGTCCGAGCAGGACAAGTTCCTGCGCGGCGGGCTGCCACCGATGTGGATGTCTGTCAGTAAGGACCCTGCAGCGTCCCCATGGCATGTGTGCTCGTGGGACTGCCTGCGCTCGTTTGGCGACAGGATGGACCGCGAGAAGAAGGAGCGAGAGGCAGCCCTTGAGCGCAGGGCAGCACAGGACGGCATGCACCAGATCGCCACTGGCAAGTCTCAGTTCGATCGCATCACCCCGCACGCTGTCGACCACCCGAAGGACTGGGGCGGCACCGGTGGAGCTACCGAGGTTCACGAGATCCACTACGGGATCGGCAAGCCCGGCGATCCGCTTCCCCCGGACGCCGCCTGATGGACCCGGATGTCTGCCTAGCCGAGATCCGCCTCATACTCGACGATCACGCCTCCGGGGAATGGGTGGACCTCGACCGTCTGACCCACCTGATCAACTCGATGGACGAATGGATATCCAGCGGAGGCTTCCTGCCCCAGGCATGGCGGGACGCCCACGCGCCACTGACGAACTAGCCCCACACCAACAAGGAGACCAGATGACGATCGATCCACTGGACGCCATCGCAGCAGAGCGAGGGACGCCCAAGCCCATCACCACAGCAATCAACGCATGGAAGAACAATGGCAGCGTGTACGACTCTCGCGCTGTCGAGCGGGTGCAGGAGGTAATGCGCAAGGACCTGCTCACCGACCATCGCAGCCAGTCCGCCGGCCGCATCAGGCCGTCCATGATCGGCAGCGACTGCCGGCGCCTGCACGCCCTGTCCTTCGCCGGGTTCGAGAAGGCCGCATTCAGTGAGAAGTCCCTCGGCTTCATGGACTCCGGCACGTGGGCGCACTACCAGTGGCAGGCCATGCTGCTGAGCGCCTGGTACCAGGGCTACGGCGGCATCACCGACATCGAGGTGCCCGTCACCTACCGGCCGTGGAAGCTCGTCGGATCCATGGACGGCGTGCAGCCGGACCTGAGCATCTTCGAACTGAAGACGTCCGGCTACTTCAAGTACTACGGCGGAAAGTACTCCATCGGCATGGCCAACGCCCCGGAGCCGACACTGGACCACCTCCAGCAGATCAATGGCTACATGAAGGCCAAGGGCGTGCAATGGGCGTCCATCGTCTACTTGTCCCGGGATAACAACAACGACTTCATCGAGTTCCGGGTGCAGTTCGACCAGGCTGTGTTCGATGCCAAGGACATGGCCATCCGGTCCACCCTGAAGTCCGTCAGGGACGGCGAGCTGCCACCCATGCTCGAAGGCTGCCGGCGTGTCTGGGAGGGCGACACCCTCGACGGGGTCACCTCCGCCCAGAAGGCCACATGGGAGGGCGTGTTCGACCGCTGCGACTTCCACCACATCTGCCCGAAAGCGATCCTGTGAGCGAGGACGGCCTGATCCTCAAGGAAGAGGGGATTGCCCTCGCCCTGAGCAGGCATGCGCTGTTCGAGTGGAAGCGTGAGTTCCGCAGGGTCGTGCGGATGCTGGCCAAGAAGGGCTCTCCGTTCACCTCCGAGGACGTGCTGGAGTACACCGGCTTGCCCAACGGGGACATCGCCACGAACGCCAACAACGCGGTGGGCGCCATGATGAACGCCATGGCCAAGGAGGGCTGGATCCGCAAGACGAACGAGCGGAGCAAGGCCACCCGGCCCACCTCCCACGGCCGCGAGCTCGCAGTGTGGGTGGGAGAGGACCTGTGACCGCCATGGGAATCGACTTCGGGGTCCGCAGGGTGGCTGTGGCCACCAACGACGGGGAGATGGTGGACGAGGCCCTGTTCCGGACGGTCCCGCCCGGGGTGGAGAACGACGTCGACGCCATGGACCTGATCTACCGGTACGTTCATGACCGGGTCTACTACGTCAGGCCGCAGCTGGTGGCCATCGAGAGCCCGATTCAGGGGCATTCAGCGAACATCAAGACCGGGCTGCGACTCGCCGCTGTGACGGGCGTGCTTGCAGTCGCCTGTAGGCACGCTGGATCATCTACGGTATCGGTGGCACCAGCAGAGTGGAAGAAGGCGGTCACGGGGCATGGGGACGCAGACAAAGAGCAGGTCAGCAAGTGGCTCTCCGACAATCGACCAGACTTGTTCGCCGCCTGCGACTCCCAGGACCTCGTCGACGCCACCTGCATGGCGCTATATGCCCAAGCCCTACTGGACCGATGACGCCGACTGCCTGGGGTATCCGCTGGAGCCGTTCTTCGGCACCTTGGAGGACCCCCTCACAGCCAAGGAGGCCAAGCAGGCCAAGACCATCTGTGGAGCCTGCCCAGTGCAACGCGACTGCCTCATCTCTGCTTTCCGGGACGATGAGAAGTACGGCATCTGGGCAGGCTTCACTGCTGTCGAGCGCAGGCGCATGCTCAAGGACTCGGACAAGGACTGGCGCGTCGTCATCATGAAGTGGGACATGTGGATGGAAGGACGCACCGGATGACTACCGCAATCCGTCAGCGCAAGAAGGCCGACGCCGCTATCAAGGCCGCCGAGCGGGCTGATGTGGCGCTGAGGGCATACAAGCTGCGCCAGCAGGGCTACTCCTGGTGGGAGGTCGCCGAGGACGTGCAGGTCTCCGAGGCCGTTGCCGGAAGGCTCATCAACGAGCAACTGGAGGAGGCGGCCCGGCTCATCGACGAGGGCACCAAGCGCACACTGCTGGCGCTCGAGGTCGACCGCCTGGACCAGCTGCAGAAGGGCATCTGGCGGCAGGCCATCTCCGGTGACCTGCGTGCCGTGGAGACCGTCCTGAAGATCATCTCCACCCGGGCCAAGCTGCTCGGCCTGGACGACATCACCATCAACAACATCACCAACAACACCGTGGTGATCGCAGGCAACGGCCCCGACTACGTGGAGGCCCTGAAGGCGTTCGCCACCTCCACCGCACCACTGGAGATTGAGGCCTCATGAGTTCGATCACGTACTTCTCCTCGGTCTACGGCACCGCGCCGTGGGCCTCGATCAAGCTCGTCTGGGCGGGCACAGCCACCACATGGCGCGTGTACTCGGGCAACAACCCGACGCCCATCTACACCGGGACAGGCACCAACTACACCTTCACCGGCATCCCGAACCAGCGGTACGACTTCCACCTCGAGGGGGACCTGCTCGGGGTGACGTCCGTCAGCCAGATCACCTGCTTCACCAGGTCACTGCCTGCTCCGTCGAACGTGGTCTACAACGTCGGCACGCACACCCTGTCATGGGATGCGGTGGCCACGGCGGACACGTACGAGATCGCCGACGTGACCGACTCCTACGCGATCCTGCACTCCACTGCATCCACATCGCAGTCGATGACGGTCACGGCGGGCACCCGCTACTCAGTGGCAGTGCGAACGGTCGCTGACGGCCAGTACTCCACGTGGAGCGCTCCGATCACCTTCACCACGCCGGCGCCATCGACAGTGGTGGCAGCCCAGTACGGCATCGTCCCGATCGCCACCCACGTGTGGCAGGCGGGCCGCTCGGGATCAACCGACCCGGGCTGGCGACCAACCGCTGACGACTGGTTCCACGGCGACGGCCTGGTGTGGGGAGACCTCGCCGGGGTGCAGTCGACGTACTTCTTCTACACCGGGACGAACTTCACCGATTTGGCCGGCGCCACGGTGACCGCCTTCGAGGTGTATCTCGAGCGCGGTGGCGGCGACGGCGATCCCGGGGCGGTGCTGTCCCGATGGATGCTCCACAGCCACGCCACCAAGCCAGCAGGCGAGCCGACCCTCACCGGCGTGAACCACGACAACGGCACTTTCACCCGCGGCCAGTCCGGCTGGGTGACGCTGCCGAACGCCTGGGCCAACGCGCTGATCGCCGGCACCGCCAAGGGCATCGCCTGGGGCGGGGTGTCCGAGCGCTACCAGGTGGCCAGGAAGTCAGCCGTGGCCCCGTTCACGGGCTGCCTGAGGATCACGGTGTCCTGATGGAGATGGTCACCGGGCGCATCAGCCCCACTGGCGGGAAGGCCGGTCACACGCATGGCCAGATGGTCATGCCCTCGCAGGCCACCGTGGATGCCATCGATGCAGCCACTGATGCAGCCACCCTCCAAGCAGCACTCATCGCGTGGTTCGCCGAGAACGGCCTGACCCCTAGTCCGCCGTCCATGTAGCGACACGCCCAAGTACGCAGCAGCCCGTTCACCTCCGGAGTGAGCGGGCTGCTGTGCTCCACCATGAAGGACGTGGCCTAGCACTAGGTAAGAGCGGTGCCGCAATGGGAGTGCCGAAGCAGCCGCCGCCACGCACAACTGAATAGACAGGCCGCCCCGATGAGAGGGGTGGCTATCGCTGAGCAAGGAGATCTGAATGTTCGACGCACTCGTTATGACCGCTGCACTGGCACTGCCGGCGGATGGGAGTTCGAGCCGCCATCAGCAGTCATCCCACAGTCAATCCGCACGCTGGATGGACTCCGGGGCGGCAGTCTGGAACCACACTCCAGTGTGGATCAGGAACCTGAGCCTGTGCATCAGGAAGCACGAGTCGATCCGAGCAGGTCACTACAGGGCGAACAACCGCTCGGGAGCGAGCGGGGCCTATCAGTTCATGCCGAGCACGTGGAGGGGCAATGCGCTCTACACGCCCGGCGCCAGGAAGTACGCGTACGGCAGGCCCTCATCGGCACCAGCTGCCGTGCAGGATGCCGTGTTCATCCATGCGATCCAGCACGGCGGGATCCATGCGTGGCACGGCACCTGGTGCTCCGGCACCTAGATGATCGGAGGGCGGGGTCGAGGGTGAGTGATCACCTCGGCCCCGCCTTCTCATTTCCTACACCAACACAAGGAGATCTTGATGGAATCAACCGCCGCCATCTTGAAGAAGATGAACGAGATGTGGATCCTGCTCGAGCAGGCCAACAACGACATAGGCGTGTACGACGAGGACTTCGTCCGCAAGCGGATCGAGTGGAAGAAGATGTACGCCCGCACGTTCATGAGCGAGTCAGGCTCGATGGACCTGCGCCGCCAGCAGGCAACACTCGACTGCATCGACGCCGAGCTGGACATGGACCTTGCCGAGATGCGGGTGCGTACGTGCAAGGAGCGCATCCGGATGCTGGGCCAGCAGCTGGAGATCCTGCGGAGCATGAACGCTGCTGCCCAGCGTCAGTTCATGACCGAGCCGATTGGTCAATACACGTGACCCACTGCCCACTCTGCGAAGAGTTCATCGGCCCGGACGACGAGACCTGCCCGATCACCGTCATGGATCCCGTGCTGGGAGTGACGGCTCGCAGGATGCACCGCGAGTGCGCCCTGCGCAACGTCCTCGGCGGCATCGGGCACCTGACGGACCACTACCTGTGGTGCACGATCAACAAGGACCCTGACGGTGGCATGACCTATCGGGCCAGCGCCATCTTGGTCGACAAGTGGGTCCGGGAGAGGGGCGTGTCATGACCAACCCCTATGTCGCCAAGACCGTGCCTCAGCGGTTCATCGTTGACCTGCTGACCTTCCTCGACGTCGACATCACCAATGTCGCCCGCATCGAGGTCGACTATCGGGCCGTGCGCGTCACCGTGTACAGCAAGGACGAGTTCGACCGCCTGTTCGTCGGCATCGACGGCATGGCGGCCGTGCAGACCAACGAGTACCCGCTGCAGCTGTGGGACGACTACATGAAGGAGACCGAGTGATGAAGCCACGAACGTACGTAGCAGAGTTCAAGGACGACCTCGGTGAGCCCTGGCAGGTGCTCACCATCGTCTACGAGGACACCATCCATCAGGCGGTGCGCCGCCGTGAGTGGGAGACGTGGAGCGTCCCGCTGGAAGCGGAGCCACGGCCATGACCGAGAAGATCCGGTGCTCCTGCGAGCACGCCTACCACCAGGGCAAGCCGTGCCCGAACGAGGTCACGCGCTGGCTGAACGAGGAGATGGCCGACCGGCCCGTGTGCACGCCTTGCGGGATCGGGAGGTACTGCCGATGACCGACATTCCGCGGTGGGACGTAGCCAAGATCAACTACGGGAAGGGATCGGTATGAGTGACAAGGGTATGCAGCCGTGGGCTGACCAATTCGGGCCAGTTCCGTATGACATTCATATTGCCGCCGTCGCGGAAGCCGAGCAGCGGGGCTACGAGAACGGGCAAGTCATCCACCGATACCGGCTGGAGAACTACACAGACGGCATCAAGACTGCCCGTGACGCGGTGGTCGAAGTGTCGCAGCACGACCACCCCGACATTGACCCGCTGGAGTTCAGCACGCCGTTCGACTACGCGAAGGCGATCTGTGAAGCCGCTATCGACGGGGTGAAGCCATGAAAGAGGGCGACCTCGTGCGTGTGGAGAAGGGCAGGCGCACGGGCGTCATCGTCAACTGCCCCGACGTAAAGGACGGTCAGGTGTGCGTTCGGCTGAACGGCAAGCGTCTGCCGTTGGCCCACCGCCACTACCGGGTGGAGAACGTGCAACCCAGCGACGAAGGTAGGAACACAGAATGAGCCACTTCTTCGGACCCGACATAACTGCACGACAGGGCGGCAAGACGAAGGCCATGATCGAGGCCGCCTATGAGCAGGGAAAGATCGATGCCCGAGAGCAGGCTGCCGTCGCCATGGCCGTGATCATCGACAAGGCCCTCGCCGACCCATGGACCGTGACCGTCGGTCTCGAGGTCGTCCAAGAGCTCTGGGATGTCGTACGGGTCAAGTCAGCCCCGACGAACGAGGATCAGCACGAGGATGACGGCAATCATGATGGTGTCGGCGATGAGCAGGATCTGGTTCATCCCTCCACCATCCTCCCTCCGGCCGAGGAAGGGAAGCCATGAGGCACTCGTTCAACGACGAGGGCCGGTGCGTGTTCTGCGACATGCGCTGGCACAGGGCGGTGGGCACCGAGTGCTCAGCGTTCCCCACCGACCGTGACATAGCGAAGCCCGCCTCCGAGGCAGGAGACGGGCATCGAGTCGAGCAGTCCTAGCCGAGGGAGTTGAGCTGGTCCACCTCGGACTGGATGGAGGCCACGGCAGCGGTCTGGGCGCTGGCCTGAGCAGCAAGCTCAGCCTGGGCCGCAGTGAGCGCGTCCGTGAGTGCGGCGATCTGCGCCTGGAAGTCGGCGTCCTCGGTGGCGTCCGCGGCATTCGCGGCGTCGAGGGCGTCCTGAGCGGCCTGTGCGGCGGCCTGAGCGTTCGCAGCGACGGCCGTGGTGGCCGTGAGTACGTCGACGATGCGGTTCACAGCAGCCGTGAGGGCGGCGGTGACCTCTTCGAGAGTTGCCATGCGGTTCTCCAGTCTCGTGAGTATGTCGTTGGTATGCATCTGGGCGTGGTAGATCAGGTCCAGCTTGTGCTCGATGTCTTTCATCGACCGCCCTTTCAGGAAGATCATGTGAGCCTCCTCAAGGCACAGAGTAACCCGTCAGCACGACAACCAACAGGAAGGAAGAGATGACGCCTAAGGGAACGTCCGGCCGGTCCCGCGAGGACCTGCTGAGGGACTACAACGAGCTGTGGGACCGGCACAGGGGGAACACCCTCGTGGCCGCCGAGCTGCTCGGCATGACCAGGGCCGCCCTCGAGCGGGCCATCTACCGGGCCAGAGCGACCGGCTTCACCGTACGCACCTCAGGAACCCGGTACTGAGGTGACCGCAGAGTCCGCAACATTCGCCGAGGGAGCCATGGCAATCGGTGTCCTATGGGGTGCCACAGCCGTGGTCGCCGTCGGCTACGCGATATGGAGGAAGGTCCGCAATGAGAAATGACTGCCCGCACATCAGGGTCTACCTGATCCGCGGGGCGAATGGCATCAACTACACCCGCTGCAAGGACTGCGGCGAGGACAACGCTTGGGAGAAGAAGGAGACCACCAATGCCTAAGGACGTGACCGGTACCGCCTACCTCGTCATCGAGGGGGAGCGCTACCGCTACGGAATGACCGATCCGACCACCGGCCTGAAGACGGTGAGCAAGGCCAAGATCGTCGCTGTGCGACAGTCACGGCCCAAGGTGCTCGAGCTGGACCAGATCGCCATCAAGGTGACCATCCAGCTGCCGAGCGCTGCGTTCGACCCCATCGCTCCACAGGCCCTGATTGTGGTGCCCACGGAGATGATCATCAGCGGCGAGGAGATCGTCGTGGAGGCCGTGGAGGAGATCCATGAATGAGCGCCCATTCTTCGACGCCATCCACCGCATGACGACGGAGTACGTCCGCCGCATGCGCGAGCAGTACATGGAGGCCCAGCCGATCGGGTGGATCGTCATCACCCCGGCCCAGCGGATGGCCCTGATCAGCCAGGCGCCTCCCGGCATCGACCAGGAGCTGCTGCGGCGAAGCACCGGGGCCTTCGGGTCGATGTTCGGAGTGCCCCTGCACATGGCCTCCCGTGAGGCCAAGCTCGACCAGTGGCTCTACGGCACCTTCACCGTGGACATGCGGGAGGTGAGCGTCCATGGATGAGGACACGAACGCCGCCATCCACATGAAGGTCATCTCGGCCTACTGCAAGATCTGCCGCTGGGAGACCAGGATGCACATGCCGACGGGCAGCATGTTCCCCGGCATGGCCGGGAATATGGACGCCGCCGGACAGCGCATGGTCGACGACGCCGTGGCCGTGCACCTGCGCAACGAGCACGGCCTGATGAGCGTGCTCCAGCACACATGGGAGTTGAACCAGCAGGCCGACAGGTCCTTCAAGGAGGGCATGCGGGAGGGCGAGTCGAAGACGGAGTCAGCGCTGCGCAAGGTGGTCCTGCAGGCCATGCGGGATGCCATGGCACCGGTCCTCGACTCGGACGACCTCGATTGAGCCCGGCGACGCACGACATGGTCTTCGGGATCAGCACCGGGGTCGTTCTCGCACTCGTCATCCTGGTGGTCATCTTCAGGTCTGTGGAGGGCGAGTGGTTCTGGGCGGAGTGGCGACGCTACTTCCGCCACAAGCGGGAGGCCCAGATCGCTGAGGCCCGCCGTCACATCCTGACCCTCGAGCATGAGCTGGGCCTGCTGCCCCACGCCAGGGATGCCGGCTACTGCAGCGAGTGCTCACGCATCGCAGACCGGGAAGTCGCACTTGAGCAGATGGTCAAGGACTCGTGGAACCCAGCCATCAAGACCAGGAGGGTCGGGCACATCGTCGACATCTACCCACCGTACCCAACAGCCAAGCCAGGAAAGGAGTGGCGATGAGCGAGTTCATCATCCTCGGGCAGTGCATCCACTGCCTGGTGGTGCACGGGCCGTTCAGCACGGACAGGCAGCGCAACCAGTTCTATGACGTCGCCCACCCGCCAAAGTGCGTCGGGGAGAAGCAGGTCCCCAAGCATCTTCGGGGGAAGATCGCCAGGTCGGCCAGCGCGTCACCGGCCGCCACGGTAATCGAGGTGAGCGGGCATAGGACTGTCACCCCGGCCAGCACCGAGCGCACCTATGCCAAGGGCGACTCCAGTCCGGCCTTCCCGTCGAAGTGGGCAGGCAGCTGCTACCACTGCGGCTTCAAGTACTACGAGGGCGACTTCATCAAGATGGTCACCGTCAAGGACGGCGAGAAGGGCAAGCCTGTTCACGAGGACTGCGCTGACGAGCTCGTGGCCTCCCTGTGGGGCAAGCAGATCCAGTCCGATGAGCCCCCATTCTGATGAGGTTCCGCAGCAAGAAGCAGCAGAAGATCTACGACGAGGACCGGCGAAGGATAGTCCGCGACATGCTGGCGACCTACCCGATCTGCGTACGCTGCTGGCGGGCCCCGTCAGTGGACGTGCACGAGCGCAAGAGCCGAGCACGTGGCGGTTCCATCACCGACGTGAGCAATCTGGTGTGCCTGTGCCGGGTCTGCCACGACGTCATCACCACCAACCCAGCCATGGCACAAGCCGAGGGCTGGTCCATCCACAGTTGGGAGTAAGTAATGAACGAGGAACGAACGCAGCGCCACTACACATTCTCTGAGGCGCTGATCCTGCTCAAGCAGGGGAAGAGGTTGACCCGCACAGGTTGGAACGGAGCAGGTCAGTGGATCTCACTCCAGACACCCGACAACAACTCCAAGATGTCCCTGCCCTACATCTACATGCAGACCGCCCAAGGCGACCTCGTCCCCTGGCTCGCTAGTCAGACGGACCTGCTGGCCGAGGACTGGGACTTCGCCACTATGGAGACCTCATGACATTCACGCCTGACCTGAATCACCGGTTCGTGTACCACGCACCGGACGAAGAGAAGAAGCTCCTGCACGAGGCAACTCGACGGGAGTGCCTGACACTGGCGCACTTCTTTGACGGATCCCTGCCCGACGGCCGGGAGAAGGCCCTGGCGATCACCAAGCTGGAAGAGGCGATGTTCTGGGCCAATGCCGCGATCGCGAGGCACCGATGACGCCGGCGGAGATGTCGAAGTTGCTGTTCTGCGCCCGTGAGGAGATGTCCATGTGGGCTGACGTCGTGGAGATCCGCACTGGCGAGAGGCCCGAGCACACACTCGGCCTGATCAGCCAGATCGACGCCTACCGGGCCGAGCAGGGTTGGTCGCCGGACGGCTTCGGGGGCGAGTCATGATCCGCGAAGCCTGCGCGTGCGGCGCCACGTTCCTGGCCGACTTCTCCGAGTTCAAGGGAGCGACATCCACCAGGGAGTGCGATGCGGCCGAGGCATGGCGCAAGGACCACAAGCACAGGGCCACGGCTCAGGAGGCGCTGGCTGCCCTGCCGGCCGACTGGAAGCCGCTAAGCCAGCGTGAGGGCTCTGGGTCGGTCAGCAGCATCCACGACCCGGACATGTACGCCCTCAACAAGGACTACATCCTCAACGGCGATCTCGATCCTGTGTGGATCGGGGCCACTGGCCAGCCGGAGTACTTCGCCACATGGGCCAGGTACCAGGGCTCGCTCAACCGGGAGCAGGACCTTCCGCAGCACTCGCACTACGCCGCGGGCGTGGACTACCTCATCAACCAGGAGGGCAAGCCTGTGTGGATCAGCAAGGACTGGGAGGAGCCGGACGACTTCAAGGCGTGGGCCGGCATGTACGTCGGGGTGAACCGCATATGACCGACAAGCCGAAGAAGTTCGACGGCCACCGGCCGGACTTCGTCATCATGGACGAGATCACCGCCATCGCGGACAACGTCAAGTGGACCTGCTACTGCGGGTCCAAGGGCCACGGGATGGCCGACATGTTCGAGCACGCCCGTGTGCACCTCGACAGGGAGGGAGAGGTGGCTCTCGACCTCCGTTCCACCGATTACAGCATCATCGACCCGAAGGAGACCGACCATGGCTACAACAACTCAAAATGACCTGTGGGACCGGGTCCAGCGCCTGGAGGCCGAGCTGGCCTCCACCAAGGGCACGGACTGGACCAAGATGAACCGCCTCGAGCTGGACCTGCAGGAGTCCCAGCGCAAGGTCCGCGAGCTCGAGGAGCAGCTGGCCCACCCACCGGTGAAGGCCACCTTCCCGAGGACCTGCCCGGCCTGCGGGGAGAAGCTGTGAGGGAGATGCTCTGGCGCCTGCTCGGATGGGTCATCGAGCGGGTGATGGGGGCCGTCATGACCTTCATCTACTGGGACCAGAGTCGAAAGAAGAGTCCACAAGAGGCATGAGCAGGCAGGTTCTGCACCCTAAGCGCACGTAGAATCGTTGACCATGACCAGTCCTGACATGTCCTCCGTCGTTGTCCTGAAGATCCCCCAGGTGGCCGAGATCCTCGGCTGCTCGGATCGCCACATCTACCGGCTCATCGAGTCCGGTGCCCTGCCGGCTGTCGACATCAGCCCGCCGGGGAGCCAGCGGTCAAGAACGAGGATCCGGTTCCACGACCTTGAGTCATACATCCAGAGCAGCATCCAGAAGATCGACACCACCTAAGGAGCACCATGCCCGCTGAATACGAGGAGGGCTGGGTCGCGCACACCGCTGCGTGGCACCAGCTCGCCGACATCAAGCAAGATCGGCCCCGCACATGGGAGGCCGCCAAGGAGGGCTACCTGAACTGGGAGCCTAAGGCCGTCCCGATCTACGCCGCGGTACCAGCCGTCGACCCGGCGACCATCGCACGCGGGGTGGAGAACGAGTACTTCGAGATCCCCGGCTGGCACCAGGTCGTCCGCGACGACAACAAGGAGATCCTGACCATCCAGCCGGACTCCCTGGCCATCATCGGCAACAACGAGTTCGGCAACCTCGTCGAGTACATCATGGGCGTCGACATCCCCGGCATGCCGCCGCTGTCCTTCGACACCCTCTCGGTGCTCAAGGGCGGCCGCATCGTGGCTGTCTCGCTCAAGCTGGAGACCCCCTTCCAGATCCCCGGCGATGACTCCCTGACGTACGGCTACATGCACTTCTGGACCCGCCACGACGGCCTGGGCGGCATGAAGTGCGGGCCGGGGATGTTCCGCATCGTCTGCTCGAACACCCAGTCAATGGCAGAGGCGTTCATGGACGCCAAGCACGCCGCCATGACCATCCGGCACACCCGCAACTGGGCGACCCGGGTGGAGGAGGCCCGCCGCTCGATGGTGGCCTCCCTGGGCCAGATGCAGGCGTGGGAGGTCATGGCCAAGGACATGGCGAAGACCCCGGTCCGGGAGGCCGACCTCGAGTGGTTCCTGGACAAGTGGCTGCCGTTCTCCTCGGACATGACGGACCGCCAGAAGGACACCATCGGAAGCAAGCGCAGGGCCTTCCTGACGGCCTACGACAGCGCCACCTGTGAATCCATCCGCGGAACCGTCTACGGGCTCTCACAGGCCGCCGTGGAGGTCTGCGATCACGTGTTCCCGGCACAGTCGCTGGAGTCACGGGTGACCCGCACGATCGTCTCGGGGAACACCTACAAGGCCAAGGCTCTCGAGCTTGCCCGGAAGATGTCGTCATGAGCGATGACCGGATGAAGAGGATCCACCTGAAGACCAAGTACACCGACGATGAGGGCACGATCGGCTTCGGCAACTACGCCGACGGCCAGCTCGCCATGCTGTTCGCCCCGGACACCGGGGAGCCGGCGTGGGCCCTGTCGATGAACCTGATCGCCTACGGCCTGGTCGCTCCCGAGAACCACGTCTACGTCGGCGGCTACTCCGAGCATGTGGGAATCGCCTCGTGCCTGCAGGACCAGGGCGTTGCGCAGCTGGAGGAGGAGATCATCTTCGGCCCGTTCAACACCCCCGCCTACCTGATGAGGGTGCTGCTCTGAGATGGCCAGGTGCTACCACGTGTGGGTCTGGCGCATGCGGTACGCGGAGGTCGACATCGTGTGCCGCGAGTGCGGGTGGGTGAGGTACTCGTGGGAGTCCCTCGACCTCGAGGGCGATCGCAGGAGGGCTGAGTACTCCCAGCAGGCTGCTCGTGAGTGGTCGCATGGCCGGTGAGGGGGAGGCATTGCGAGGGACCTCCCCCTCACGCTGGAAGGAGACCAGGCCTTCAGGGTCAGTCTAGGTAAGGCAGCCCTTGGCTCACACCCATCAAGCGCGTGTCAGCAGTAGACACCAGAGGACAACGCTGTACACTTCAGCGTGTTGGTGCATGGGTCGAGCTGTGTTGCCTCACGGTGAAGATCACTCTGGATGCCTGACGAGGGCCCTTGGGAAGCGATTCCCGGGGGCCCTTGGCATATCTCCATGAGGGATTACGTGACTGTAGTTGACAGTAATACCCCACTATGAGACAATAGAGGCGTAGGGATTCCTATGCCTCGTGTCTCCCCCGTCACGAGCGTAGGACCCCTGCAAGGAAGGCCCCGGGTTGATCCGCCACAGGACATCCCCGGGGCCTTCCTGCATGTCCGGCCCGGGTATTCCGCCTGGGCCGTTTCCATGTCCGCAACGAAGGAGGAGCCATGAAGGCTCAGGACAAGGCAATGCTCGAGCTCGTCACCAACCTGGTCACCGAGAAGGTCATCGAGACCATCGAGGAGATCGAGGTGCTCGTGAAGGCCGCCAAGAAGGAGGCCCGCAAGGAGCGCGAGGCCACGGCGCAGGCCAAGGCCAAGAAGGCTTCCAAGAAGGCCAAGAGGGCAGCCAAGAAGGAGGCTGCTTTCCAGGCTCGGTTGGACGCGGACTTCGCCGCCAGGTACCCCAATCTCCAGGGGATCTTGGACGACGCCGAGGCCGAGAAGAAGGCCTACCTCAACCCCAAGAAGTTCAACGCCCGCATCGGCTCCAACCCCTGGGTGCCGGCCGCTGACGTGCTTCCCGAGGCCAAGGTCACCAAGTAGATCCCTGTCGCACTTGGCGGTGTCTCCTGCGGGAGGCGCCGCCACTGAGCCGCAGGGCTCATCAGGTTCCACCATCCGGTGGGGCCTTCGCTATGAGAAGGGCAAGGCAATGTCCGCAATGACAGAACAGACCGTCTCCCGGCGCAAGTACGGCTTCTGCGCCAAGGGCCTGGACGGGAGCACCGGCCACCTGCACATGAAGGTCGAAAGCACCAACTACGTGTGCGACGAGCACCGCGGGACTCCCGGCTACTACTTGGGGTGCGCCAGCTGCGGGACGGCGTGGTCGGACGGCGAGAGCCGGGACTACGTCTGCCGCAACTGCCTGGTCGGCTACATCGAGTACCAGGACCGCAAGATCAGGGGCCTCGAGCTGAACATCAAGGGCTACGAGGCCGACATGAGGGGCACGATGGCCGCCCTTCAGGAGGTACGAGCAGAGAAGACCTCGATGGAGCGCGAGCTCACCAGCCTGCGGGCCGAGGTCATCACCTGGCGTGTCAACGCCACTCTGGCCCAGCACGAGGCCGAGGCCGACATCGACCAGGCCGACGACCACGGCTACGACCGCGGCTACCACCAGTGCATGCGGGACATGTTCGTCCACCTGCTCACGTGGAAGATCGCCCACGCCGGCAGCGGCGGCGTCGAGGTGCTGGACCAGATGAACATCCCCGTGCACGCCAGCCACCTGACGCTCGGTGAGTACCTCGAGCGCCAGATGGACCTGTACTTCACCTCGCCGGACAACTGCGGGTGGGACCAGGACTGGACGGCGGAGTCATGAGCAGCGACACCCGCAAGGACGAGGAGGGCTGCTGGACGGTGCTGGTCGCCGCCCAGGTGCACGCTCCCTCCATGCAGGCAGCCCAGCAGCTGCTGATGGACAAGATGCTGGTGCGGCCCAACTCCGACGCGTTCCCCGAGCTCGAGTGCTGGTGGATCGCCGAGGATGAGCGTTACGACGGGTCGGACAACGACTCGGCCGTGATGGTCTACATGGGCAAGCAGGACGAGTGGGCCGAGAAGTTCGCCAAGTACCGGGACTTCCCGCCCTGCACGGTCTGCGAGATGGACATCATGGACACGGAGATGTGCCCGAATTGCAAGACCGAGTGCCTGCACTGCTGCGGATGCGGGGACCATGACCTCGTCCCGTGGCAGCACCGGGTCGACCGGGTACTCGAGCTCTACGCCCGTCACGACCGGGGCGTGGAGGATCACGTCACGCTCATCAAGGACTTGATGACCGACCTCGTCCTCGAGGTCGGCACCATGGAACTGGACGAGCAGGACGTGTGGGAGGCAGCCGTGCGAATGGCCCAGGCCGAGAAGGACGAGTTCGGTGAGAACACCGGCAACTCCCGAAGGATCCAGGTCAAGGCTGACCGTGAGAACCACGAATGGCGTTGGGCCACCTGGACCGACTGCCCCACCGAGCCCGGTGGCGCTGACGACGACCTGATCGACATCCGCGATACCGGGATGACGGTCTGGTCGGTCGTCCTTGTCGATGAGTACCTCGCATCGGAGCGTGAGTCATGACCACCTTTGATGACGACTTCGTCCGGCTGCCCACGCTGGTTGCCGGCGATGTCAACATCCCGCTGGTCAAGCTGGGCCTGGAGTGGCCTCCTCCCGAGGAGGTCAACTTCATGGGCCTGCTGTACCGCAGGATCCGCATGTCGCAGTTCACCGACGAGCAGATCGCTGGCATGGACCACATGGCCCGTGGGGCCGAGTACGAGTTCGTGGGCATCGACCCAGATTGGAAGGAGGAGTCATGAAGGTATGGCTGCAGACGCTGGGCTGCATCGCTGTGCTGGCGGTCATCCTGATCGCCATCAGCGCACGCAGCTCCGCACCGATCACCCAGCCCCCGTCCATCGAGGGCCGGGAGCAGGCCAGCATCGCCGCCATGGAGGACGCCTGGTCGTACCAGACCTCCATGGTGAAGTTCAAGGCGTGCGGTGCCTACAGCACCAAGAAGGACAGCGCATGGGAGTCGTTCAACTCCGGCGCCCAGGGAGCCGTCCTGTACGTCACCTGGGACGAGTTCATGGCGTCGCACTGCTGATGAGCCGGTGGAGGGAGGGTTCCGGGTTGGTTGCCTCCCTCCACCTCATCGCGTTGCAGCGCAAGGCTTTTCCTAGTAGAATGGTTCCATTACCGGGTAGGGAAACTGTGCCCACCTGGTGAAGACCCTCGATGAACCGGCCCGTTGTGCTGGGGAGAGGATCGAAGGTAATCAAGGCCTCTGGCAATCCCGCCAGGGGCCTTTTTGCATGTCCGCAACGAAGGAGACTTACGTGAAGGTCAAGGATGTGATGCACCGCCTGCAGCCCGGTATGCGCTACCAGCGCGTGCTCGAGGCCGAAGGCAGCTGGCGCAAGGAGCAGTACGAGGTCACCGGCCTGGTGATCTCGAGCAAGGACGACGTCGACGGCGCCCCATGGATCACCGTCGTCGAGTTCTACGTCGACAAGTACGGCGCGGTGAACTTCCCCAATGCCAACCGCCCGGTCCTCGGGCCTGAGTCGGACCTGGCAGTCCTGGAGTACAACGAGGAGGCCATCGAGGCTGCTGTCGACGCGGCCTTCAAGTCGGAGCAGAAGGCCACCGAGAAGACCCACGAATCGTGGAAGCACCACAGCGACCAGCTCGCCAAGATCGCTGATGTCTACGACGTCATCGTCAAGGACCGGCTGGTGCGCGACCTGCCGGCAGCCGAGATCGTCAGCGAGTCCCCCGACTACGTCTCACGCGTCATGGATGCGGTGAACGACGCCGCGGCCGACCTCGAGGGCGGGCTGTGAGCGTGCCGGCGTGGAAGGAAGAGGGCTACGAGTCCTACGTCGACTGGCAGTACGGCACGTACCACGGCATGGCGATGCCGGAGGAGTCATGGAGTGAGTTCTGGGAGCGCTACTCCCGGGACTTCCCCAAGCACGTCTAGCCCCGACAGCGGAGACCCCCTAGGTGAACCTGCCTAGGGGGCCTCTGGCGTTTGGGAAAGGCCCAGACCCTGCACCACCAACACGAAAGGGGACATTCACATGTCCGCATCAACGGTGACTGCGAAGTCATCCCTTGGTGACAGCCCTGTGTCAGCGGCAGCTGCTGCAGCGTCAGCCAAGGCAATCCAGGAGGCCGAGAGCCTCGCCACCATGGCCAAGAACAAGCTGGCCTACCTCACCGGTCTGGTCCACCGCGCCCGCATGTGGGCAGGCGAGACCGCGATCGCCGCATGGAACGTCGTCAAGGGCATCCTGTCGAAGTACATGGTCCCTGCCAGCATCATCGCCATCGCTGCCACTGCGACACGAGCCGGGTTCACTGCCCTGGCGAACGTGGCGGTGACGAGCGCCGGCTGGGTCGCTAGGACTGCCACGCGCCTCGCTCGAGGGGCTGTGCGCGGTCTGGGCTGGGTCGGTCGCAAGGCCAGTCAGCTAATCAGCAAGGTCTCCCCGAAGTTCGGGGCGTTCTGCGAGCGTCGTAATGACGCCTTCTTTGGTGGCGCCGAGCGTCTGCTCGACGGTGCCGAGTACCTGATCGAGGGCACCACGGCAATCGTCCGCGACGTCGTGACCGCCCCCACCACCGCGAACATCGTCAACGCCACGTCCATCGCCCTCGGTGCTGGTTTCGCGGCGAACGCGATCACCGGTGGAACCGTTGCCGCCGCCCTGGCCACCATCCCGTTCGCGGGTGCAGCCCTGGCAGCAGCCGTGGCCGGTGGCGCTGTGACGCTGGCAACGATCGGCGTGGCCACCCTCGTGGGTGCCGGCCGTACCGTCTTCTTCCCCGCCAAGAAGACCGAAGACTCGGCAGAGGACATGTGGAATGCCCCTGCCGATACTGATGAGGCTGCGAAGACGCAGGCGGTCACTGCAGCGGAGTCGACCGTGAAGAAGGCCGAGACCAAGGCCAACCGCACGGCCGCTCCCAAGCAGGCTGCAGAAGCGCAGCCCGTCGCCTCCTAGTTGGTTGGTGCAATGGGTGAGGTGACCGGAGAGGGTGCTTACTACGACCCTCTCCGGTCAACTCCTTACGGTGGCTACCACCACCTTGCACCCGTCGACGACGGAACGTGGCGTCACATGCTGACCCCGCACGAGTCGGGGTTCGGCATGCTGGTCTACCAGCTCTACCGGTCATGCTCCGGATGTGGGGACGAGATCCCCTTCTGGCTCATACCGGCCTTCTGCCGCTGGCAGAGCATCGTCGGACCCGATGGCATGGTCGATGAGGCTGTCACCCAGGCGTTCGTCGGAGAGGAGTCCAGATACTCGGACGCCCTCCGCGGACCCATGGTGGGCATCGCGGAGATCTACCAGCCGGAGCACGTCGACTGCTCTCTCGGACACTCGGAGACCGTTCCGAGCAACCTCGACATGGAAGAGCACGAGATGTGCGATCCAGACAGCATCGGGGAGTACTTCGAGAACGTCGGGTACCTGATCGGGATGGTCCCTGTGCTCAACATCATCCCCATCGAGGCTGAGTTCTTCGCGGCCTGGTACCCGCAGCTGAAGGAAGCATGGAAGGCCTACGACACGATCTGGTTCAACTACACCACCTGCGGGTGCAACGAGGAGGTCGGCGAGACCGACGAATGCCTCGTGGCCCAGTGGGAGGAAGAGAACGGACCGAAGGGCTGGAGCGACGGCGATCTGCTGAACCTGCGCTGGTATGCGGACGCGAACTGCGGCTGCCCGGTGCACCTGTTCAATCAGGAGTTCATCGGACTGCTCGAGCATCAGCCTTCGTTCGTTGAACAAGTCGACGATGACCTCCTCGAGGCCACCTGGGCTTACGCCCTCGACCGCTACTTCACGGGGTGGAAGTGGCTGGATGAACAAGCACCCCGAAGGCATCTGGACGTCACGAAGGAGAACGCATGGTTTATCTCGTACTCGCAGCGGTTCTCGCCGTACTGGGCTTCACATGGGCTCAACGGCTTCCTGAATCAACAAGGTCTGGTGCGCTACGCAGCATGACCACCGTTGCCAACACGGCCAAGCAGGCCACCAGCACGATGAACGCCATCATCAACACCGGTGGCACGCTCGTGCGCCTGCTGGGCTGGCTCGCCAACCCCACGCCGATCGCAGCTGCGTCGGTGAAGGTTCCGACCAACCCCGTCAACATCCGCCCGGCATCCCTACCTCCTCTTCGAGGTGGCACCCGCATGGATGACTTCCGGGGTATGGAGCAGTACGAATACGACGTCGACAACATGATGCTCGCACCATGAGCGATCGTGATCTGGAGACGGAGATCGACGCACTCAAGGATCAGGTCCGCGACCTTAGGGAGATCCTCCGCCTCACTGAAGAGAAGTTCGACACCCGCACTAGGCAGTTGGCCAAGAGCGTGAAGAACCACGTCCACGCGGGGTACTACTAGCCAGTCGCAAGGCGGCGTAGCTGCCTGTTGCGGACCGGCTCCGGTGAGTGGAAACACCGACGCCTTGCGACCCCTTGGGCGGGCTCTCTCCTTCGGGAGGGGGCCCGCCCCTTGGGTCCTTTTTGCGTTTCTGGGCCTTTACACGTGGACGTAGAGCTCCCCTGCGCTCAGTTGCCACGACCCTCGCCCCGAGATCGGGATCGGGTCGTCCAGCTGGAAGAACACCCGCAGCTGGCCGCCGGCATGGGCGTCCCATGCACCGATCCCCATCACCGTGGTGTCCTCCAGGTTCAGCCACTCCAGCAGCTGCAGGTTCGTGATCGTGCGCGAGCCGGAGTACGTCCACGTCAGTGGGCTCCTGGCGTACGAGCCGGACGTGCACTCGCTCGCCATCGGGTTGTCCGTCGTGGGGTACTCGAAGTGAACCGCGGCAAAGCACGGCACCTTCGCCAGCTCGTCGATCCAGATCCCCGCCTGGACGTCCCAGATCACGCTTGCCATGAGGCCTCCTTCGGTATCGGCCAGCCCTTGACCGCAGGCCAGCCATCCTCGGCTGGGTAGTCCTTGTAGTGGCAGGCGAGCCCGTCCTGGCACGGGCACGTCGGATCCTTGCCGATGCACGTCATGCTGTCCCCGGCTCCTTTCGCCAGATGCGCCCGAGGAAGTACACGTCCTGCGTCAGCTGAGCGTCGCAGTAGACCATGCACCAGATGTCCGCCCGGTTCGGGTCCTGGGCGTTCTCCTGCGGGGAGCGCTGCGGGTCCACCCCGTACACCGCATCCGTCAGGTCCCAACTGAACCCCGTCTCGTCGGTGAACAGGCCCGTGGGAGTGGCGCCGGGAGTCAGCGACGTCGTCGGCCAGTAGCCGGCCTTCTCGAAGAAGTTGCCCCACCCGGCGAGCACCTGGGCGCTGGGCACCACCCGGCCGGTCTCCGGGTTGAGGGTGATGCCCTGCTCGTCGATCGACTCCCACGCCCGGCGGAAGAACGGGTAGTGCTGGCCCGCGAGGTACGGAGGGTTCGCCACCTCGTCATCCAGCCCCATCATCGGCATGCTCGAGTACGACACCCCGTTAGTCCGGTAGAACGACACATGGAACGGCACCTTCAGCACATGGCCGTCCTTGTCGAAGGCCGCGAACTGCACCAGCCGGGCCTCCCCGGCCTGGCTCATCCGCACCGGGAACGCCTTGAAGTCAGCCAGCCCCGAATGGGAGTTCGCCCAGTTCTCGTCGGCATTGCTCGAGGCCGGCGGGATGTGGATGTAGCAGTCCGTCCATGCCGGGTCGCTCGGCGGCCGACGGGTGGTCAGGTCCTCCCACGGGAAGCCCACGTTCTGCATGCCGCCGAACAGGCTGACCTCGGCGATCTGCACCTCGCCGGCGGAGAAGATTGGCACGCTCGTCTTCGGCACGAACCCCGAGCCATCCGCGTACGACCACGGGAACAGCATGTCCGGGATCGTCGGCTTGTACGCCCCCAGCGTCAGCATGCGCACCGGCGCCAGGGCATCACGGGTGCGCATCCGCACCTCGGCGACCGTCAGCTGGTCCCGGAACTTGGAGTCCACCGTCAGGCTCGTGGAGTCCGCAGTCACCGTGCAGTCGGTGATGTGGAACAGCACCCCGTCAGGGCTGCCGAACAGGCCGGTCACCTGGATGGTCATCCCCGCCCGGATCAGGCGCCGGGAGAAGTACCCGCTGCCCATCCACGGGTCGCTCTTGAGCTCGATGGTCCCTGTCACCCCGGGGTCGGCGAACCGCTGCAGGTGCTTGCGGCCGATCACCTGCGCCTCGGCCTCGTCCAGCCCCTCGTAGAAGGCCAGGCTGACCTCCTTGCGCATGATCGACCGGTCGAACCAGTCATTCTGCTCGAGGGGGTGCACGCTGCGTCGGAAGGCCATCGGCTCGTAGTAGATGCGGGCCCCGTCCGCGCTCGAGCGCATCCCCGAGAACGTGGACCCGTTCAGGGCCTTGCCCTGCCCGAAGACGACGTTCAGGCGCTGGGAGAAGTCCTTCGTCGGGGAGACCTTGACGCCCGGCGTCAGGACGTCGACCACGAGGGTCTCGACGTCAGGAGCGGCCTTGCGGGTCCGGTGGCGCAGCACCGGCCGACGGCCCTCGTCGATGTCGATCGTCCACTGCCCGTACTCGGAGTACATGTTCGCCAGCAGGCCCTGCACATAGCTCGTCAGCGCCTGGTCGAAGGAGCCCGTCGCCCGGGTCACCATCCCGCTCCACGGCTGCCCGTCCGTCAGGCCGATCGGTCGCAGGTACAGCGGCTTGGAGGCGTAGTCGGCGAGGTTGAAGACCGTGCTCCACCACGTCGGCCACTCGATCTGCAGCGGGGCCAGCCGCAGGTCGGGGTGGCCCTCGAACTGGCGGGCAATCGCGATCTCGTACGGGATCGGCTGGTAGACGTACTCCGGCTTCGCCAGGTAGTTGTCCACCTGCCGGCCAGCACCCAGGCAGGAGACCGTCAGGGAGGATCCGGCGTCGGTGGGGGCGAAGGCGAACGACACCATGTAGCCCTCCCACCGGTAGGCCACGTCATCGCTGGCCGCCGGGATGAACACGACGTCGACATCCGCCTCGGGCAGCAGCCACCACAGGTCGTTCGCGCCGATCGCGTCCAGCATCGTCACGCTCGGGAACACCAGGTCCATCGCCGCGGGCCCGAACGGGTCCTGCGTCTGCATGGAGCCGACCTGCGTCGGCGCATCCCGCACGAACGTCGCATTGAACGCAGCCTGCGGGGAGTTCGCCCCGTAGGGGTAGACCCACACCTCGTACGAGCCGACCGGGGAGTTGTCGATGAGCTCGGGAACCGGGATCACGATGCGCTCACCCCGTACATCCGGTCGTAGGCCGCCAGCAGCTTGTTGATCTGGCCCGGCCCGTACTGCTGGTCGGAGTAGCCGACCTCGAGCACGTCCATGACCGCGTTCGCCTGCTGCCCCAGCGGGGAACGGCCCAGGAACAGCCTGCTCACCGGGTCGATGCGCTGCGGCAGGTTCACCGTCACCACCTGCACCCCGGTGTCCACGCTCATCAGCGTGCAGGTGTTGTTCACCATGTCCAGGTTGAACCCCACGATCACCGGCTGCGCCGGCCGGGCGAAGCCCGTCGCCAGGTCCATCGTCGCCAGCACCTGGTCACTCCACAGGGCCAGCGTGCCGGACCGGGAGTACCGCAGGCTGAAGGAGTAGTCCAGCACGCTGGTCAGCGGGTGCGCGGTCTCCAGGATCGAGTACCACTCCCCCTTCGGCTGCCGCAGCACCGCGGCGACCACCACTGTCACCTCTGGGGAGGCCCACGGGATGTCATCGGTCCAGAAGTACTGGCCGCCGTCCATGCTGATCGAGCCGTTGCGGATCATGCTCCCGGCCCGCCAGTAGTCGAACCTCGGCCGGAACGCCGGCGCCGCACCCGTCGTGGAGTGGAAGGCGAAGTCGCTCCTCGAGCGGATGATCAGCGTCCCGTCCACCAGCAGGTCCCGCACCCGGTAGATGCCGACCTCCCCCACGTTGAACGCCCGCAGCTGGTCCACGGTGTACCCGTCCGAGGGGGCTGTGAGGTACTCGCTCCACGGGGACCACAGCGTCACCGACGGGTTGAACGTCGCCTCGATCGGCAGCCACCTCGCCGTGACCTCCAGAGCCACGTTGCGGGGCTCTGGGAACGGCTCCAGCTCACCAGGCGTTCCCACGCCCACAGAGGGCGCAGCGACCGCCCAGAGGCCATTCCGGGCTACTGGGCGGCCCTTGACCACCAGGTAGTCCGGCACGTCGAAGCCTGAGGCCCGCACCGGCACCGTGCGGCGGTCACGAGTCAGGGGAGGATCCACCGTCATCGCCATGTCGGCCCCCGACACGGCCTCCGCGCCGTCGGTCAGCACGAACGTCGTCGGCACGGCCGTGGAGATCAGGTCACCGACGCTGACCAGTCCGACCATCTCCACCGTCAGGGCCATCAGCTCGGACACGTCGAACGGGGCAGCCGTCCCCAGCAGCGTCTCCAGCAGCTCCCATGCGGCTAGAGAAGTGACACCCGCAGCGAGCCCGGAGGCACCTTGAGGCGTTGACCAGCCACTATCGCCATAGACCGACGCAGACGCCCGAACGCCAGCACCATTCCCGACGTCGACTCCGTACACAGCGCCCATCCGATCACCTGTCCCCAGTTGTCAGTAGGGATCACCCAGCTGATCTGCTGCGTGTTGGCCACCTGACCCGGACTCATCATCGTCCAGAAGTAGGTCCCCAGCCCGTAAGGAACGCGCTCGAACGAGGACGCCGTGGGCTCCAGGATGCTCGAGCCGGTGTCCGTGTCCACCGGCACCGCCAGCGTCAGCGCCATGTACGCCCCGCCCAGTACCGCGGCCGCCTCCGGGCGGAAGACGCTGTTCACCATGACCGTGCGCCCGTACGTGCTCAGCTGCCCCATTCAGACCACCTCGAGGGTGTAGACCGGATGCCGCGGCACCGTGAACGTCACCTGGGCGATCCCTGCATGACGCAGCTCGCGGGAGGCCTGCACCTGGCAGTCCGCCACCTGGCAGTGGTACGTGTACATCTCCGAGTCGTAGGTGACCTCGATCAGGTACGACAGCTGGCTGAATGCCGCCTTCAGGACCTCTACCGCCTGCAGCGTGCTCGTCGTGCCATCGCCCTTCGCCCAGATGCTCAGGGTCTCCTGCACGTTGTCCCGCAGGGCATTGACCGTCCACGAGCCCTCCACGAACGGATTCGTCACCTCATCGCGGCGCCAGCTCGTCGAGGAGTCCGCGAACGAGTCGGCGTGCAGCCGGTACAGGCCCGAGTTCAGCTCCAGCCAGTCATCGGCCGTGGAGATGCGTGCGCTGATGATCATCGAGCCCCCACCGTGCTCACGAGGTTCTGCCGGCGCCTCTTGGCCTCCAGCTTCGCGTTCATCTCATCCGGGTCCTGCGCCTGCACCGTGATCGGACCGGTGTACTGGGTGCGCTGGTCATAGGACACGTTGTTGTACGTGATCGGCGTGGAGTACTGGTTCGACTGCGAGGCCTTCACGTCGTAGGCGTTCGCGTACCGGGCCATCACCGAGGCCATGTACGACGCTCCGCGCTCGTTCAGCGGGATGACCGCCTCCGGGTAGCCGGCTTCGGCGATCGTTGCTGTCTCCTGGCGCATCGAGATGCCGCCCAGGGCCTTCTTCGCCCACGGGTTGGGGATGTTCGGAACGATGTCGCCGGTGCTGAAGTGCTGGCCGCCGATCTTCGTGCCATCCCATCCGAAGCCGGCGAAGTCCAGCGTCTTGCCCAGCCCCAGCGGGATGGAGAACTTGGCGATGTTGAAGCCGGGGATATTGATCTCCGGCAGGGTGAAGTCGATCTTCCACTCGATCTTGTTCCACGCGTCGATCATCGCGCCCAGCACGTTCTTGATGCCGTCCTCGATGGCGCTGAAGGCCGTCGTGAAGAACGACGCATCCGGCAGCCAGTCGTCCTTGATGGTGTTCGGAAGGCTCTTCAACCAGGAGGACAGGCCGTTCTTGCCCGTGAAGATGTCCACCACCGCAGTCTTGATGTCATCGAGCGACGGCAGGTTAGCCGTGAGGTTGTCCCACGCCGTCGACACCCAGCCCGATACGGAGTCCACGCCGCCCTTGACGAGGTCCTGCAGCCACTGCTTCGCGGTGGTGAACGCACCAGTCACGGATGTCCACACCTCGCCGGCCGTCGGCATCCCGTCCATGATGTTGGTCCATGCCGTCGAGATCCACGTGGTGATCTTCCCGCCGAGGCCCGACATGAAGGTCACGGCCTCGCCGAAGGCCGTAGTGATCTTCCCCATGATGTCGAGGTTGGCAATCGGGGCCGTCAGGTTGCTCCAGCCCGTGGACACCAGCCCGGCGATCGTCGTGCCCAGGTCGCCCAGGAACTTGCCGGTGGCCGCCCACGCTCCAGTGACCTTGCCGATGATGTCCAGGTCCTTGATCGGGGCCGTCACGAAATCCCACGCCGCCTGGGCGGCAGCTGCGATGCCCTGCCCGAGGCCCTCCATGATGTTCCTGCCGATCTCCGCGAACACCGTCGACGGGGACTGAATGCCCAGCATGCCCTTCACCGCGCCGACAAGGCCCTCGAACGACTTCACGAAGAGGTTGTCCGAGGCTGCCTCGGTAAACCCCTTCACCAGCCCGTTCCACATGTTCTTGCCCATCTCCACGAACGCCGACACCGGGTCGCCCGGGATCTCCATCGGCGGGAGCGGCTTCGCCTGGGCAGCCTGGGCATAGGAGTCCGTGTACGACCCCGGCTCCGACTGGGCGTCAGGCATCCGCTGCGGCGGCAGGTAGCCCTGCGAGTAGAAGACAGGATCCTGCGGGGAGATACCGCCTTTGGACAGCTTCTTCGTCAGCTCGTCCTGCTGGATGATCATCTTCGCCCAGCGGTCCAGCTGCTTCTGCGCCTCGCCCTGCGGGCCGCCCAGGGCAGCGAACATCGCCTCCGTGCGCTGGGCCAGCTGCAGCTCGGAGTTGCCCGCCGTCTCCAGCAGTCCGTTGAACGACTCCTTCATCGCCGCGATCGAGGCACCCAGCTGGGCGCCGACGTCGCTGATCGCGTTCGCCGTCTGGATCTTCATCCGCTTCACGCTGGTCGCCAGGTCCTCGTCCGAGCGGGCCAGCGACAGCTTCAGTGCCTTCTCCATGACGCTGATCGAGTGGTTGAGGTCCTGGTCGGCGAACAGCAGCTGCTGCTGGAAGCCCTCCTGCGCCCGGATCCTGGCCTGCGCGTACTGGAAGTCCATGTCGGACATCGCCACGTCGAAGTTGCGGCGGGCGTCGTCGACGCCGTTCTGGAACGACTCCTTCATGTCCGCCATCGAGTTCGCGAAGTTGACGGCGTTGTCGGCCATCGACTTGTTGAAGTCGTCCGTCGAGCGCTGCACGCTGATGTTGAAGTCCTGCTCCATGCGGGCCGTCGACGTGGAGAAGTCCACCTGCGCATCGGCCATCTGCCGGGCGAACGCCTCGTTGGCACGCGTCGTCGCCGTCGTGAAGTCCTCCGCCATGCGGGTCTGCGCCGTGGCGTAGTCCTCCGCAGCACGGGCGTACGCGGTGTTCCCCTGATCGGTGACCAGGCCGGTGGCCGCGGTGTTCTTTGCCGTGACCTGCTGGTTCAACTGGCCGGCGAACGCACCATTGCCCTGCATGTCGCCCACGAGGCGGGCCAGCTGCTGGGCGTTCGAGGAGTCCGCGAGGTTCAGCGCCTTGATGGCCTCCTCGCTCAGGCCCATCGCCCTGACCTTCGCCAGGTTGTCCACCTGCCCCTGGATCGCCTTCGTCTGGTCCTTCAGGTTCGTGACCAGCTGGCCGGCGTCCATGACCATCTGCGCGGCGATGCGCTTGTACGGGTCGTACATCTGCTTGGCCGAGTCCTCGACCATGCGCTTGATCTGCTTGTCGTAGTCCTGCTGGGCACGCAGCCGGGCCTTGTTGTAGTCCTCGGCCGCCTGCGCCTGCTGGATGCCGAAGTCACGGGTCGCCCGGAACATCGACTTGTTGAAGTCCTCGTTCGCCCGGGCCTTCTGCCGGTCGTAGTCCTCCTGCGCACGGGCCTGGGAGATGTTGAAGTCGCGGTGCGCCCGGGCGATGCCCAGGTCGTTGTCACGGTTCGCCCGGCGCACGCTGATGTTGAAGTCGCGCTCGGCACGCGCCATCTGGGTGTCGTAGTCGCGCCTGGCCGTGAACTTCGAGCGGGCGAAGTCCTCCGCCGCGTAGCGCTCGGAGCGGTTGAACTCCATGGTCATCCGCTGCTCTTGGCGATGGTGCTGGAACTCCATCTCCTTCAGCTGGATGTTGTAGTCCTGCCGGGCACGCTTGTCCTGCTTGCGGTGGTCCTCCTCCGCCCACAGCACCTTCAGGGCGCCGTCACGGGCGATCGCACCCATCTGGATGCCGGCAGACCTCGAGGCCTGCATGATGCCGGCGTTCATCTGCCCGTACGCCAGCAGCACGCCCTTGGCGTCCCCGGCCATCTGCGCCTGAGCGCTCTGGCCCATCGAGATGCTCATCGAGTTGGACGCCGACATCTGCGGGGAGATGTTCGCCTGCTGGGACTGCGCCTGGAAGCCCGCAGCGATCTGCTGGTTCGCCATCCCTCGAGGGCCAAGGATCGCCGACTGCATCGCCCCGGCACCGGTCTGCAGCTGCGTGATCGCCGCCTGCAGGCCCGTGGTCAGCTCCGGCATGTTGGACGGGGCGTTGGCGAGGTTGCCCTGCAGGAGGGCGTTCGCCTTCGTGGTGTTGCCCTGCACCGAAGCCAGCACCTTGTCCAGGATCGCCGACCCGGCCGCATACTCCGTCTTCGGAGTGTCCTGCTTGGCCAGATCAGCCAGCGCTCGGGGAACACCGCGCATCCCCGCCCGGATGTCACCAGGCAGGCTCTTGAGCTCCGTGCCCGCCTTGGAGGCCGCGTCCGAGGCCGTGTACAGCGAGGAGCTGAACGAGTCCGACACCCCGATGCCGTGCTCCCATGACTTCGCCAGCTCCTTGGACTGCTTGACCGCCTCGGTGTCACCTGCCGCCCACGAGTAGTCGCTGGTCATGCCCTGCTTCTGGGCCTCGAGGTAGACCCTCGCTGCGTCGTTGCCGCTCTTGGCGAGCGTCTTCATGAAGTCCTGCCACGACGTGCCGTTCATCCACGCCGTGTCGCCGGCATTGACGTTCCAGTCCTGGCGCAGGCCCGAGGTCTTCTGCTGCTCCTCCGTCACCCCCAGGATGTTCGACAGCACTCCGGACTTCGTCTGCATCTCACCGGTCAGCAGGCCGTTGTTGCGGGCCTTCGCATCCGCGGACATCGCCTCGTAGATCTTCTGCGCCTGCTTGACCGACTCGATCTGCTGGGCGCTGATCGTCAGCCCGCCGGACTCCTTCGTCCCGCCATAGGCAAGGCCCACCTCCGTGGCCCGCTGCTGCGCGGAGTTCTGCAGCAAGGTCCCCAGTTGCGTCTGGTCGGCGTTCGCCCCGACGATCGAGCCAATCGACTTCTTGCCCCCGATGTCCTGCACCATCGTGGAGATGTCCTGCGTGTTCTTCTTCGCGTCCACGTAGTACGGGGTGACCTCCTTGGCCACCTCCCGGCCAGCCGCCGACCCCCACTGGTTCGACACGTCCATCAGGGCCCGGGCCACGTCCTCCGGGGCGGCCTGAGGGCCTAGGGTGGCCGTCAGCTGGGCAGCGATCGACTTCGGGTCGCTGAGGCCCTCCATCGAGGTGAACGCCCGCTTGTAGCCTGCGTTCTGCGACGCCGACGCCTCTGCCCCGGACACAGTCAGCGCCTTGTCCATCGAGTTGTTGCCGGCGATCATCTTGCTCGTGGTCTCCTGCACCACCTGCTGGAACGACACCAGCCCGTGCCCAGCCTTGCCGGTGGCCTCCGCGAACGAGTTCATCGAAGCGTAGATGTCCCCGGAGGTGTCCCGCATCCCCTGCAGGTTCGTCTGGCCCTGGTCGGCCTGCCCGTAGGCCCACGTGCCTGCAGCGATGCCCGCGCCGACAGCCAGCATGGGGCCGCCGATGGCGCTGAGGCCAGCACCGATCTTGCCCGCAGCTTTCAGCGCCGTTCCGCCGGCGAACCGCCCGGCATCAGTGGTGATCGCCTTACCGGTCTCCAGCAGGTTCTTGCCGGTGTCCTTCCACCCCGGAGGATTGACCAGGCCGGCCATGTACGCCTTGCGGGCAGCGTTCAGGTCCTCCCGAGGGATCTCGTTCGCCTTGAAGGCCTTGCGGGCCTCGATGTACGCCTCACCGGACGGGGTATGCCACTGGGGCTCGTCCAGCCCCATCCGCAGCACGTTGCCGTAGTAGCCGCGGGCGAACCGGTTCGTCGCATCCCCGGCCATCCGCACGCCGCGGCTGAAGACCTTCCCCGACGTGCTCAGCGCATCACGGCCCGAGCCCATGCCGCCAGCCATCATGGCGCTCTGCATGCCCATGCCGGCACGCTCAGCACGAGTGGCTGGAACGCCCTCCTCCGCACCCACCCCGTACGAGGCCAGCGCCGCACCCTGCCGGAAGTTCTTCAGCTGCTGGGAGTTGCGCAGGGCGTTCACGCCGCCCTTGACCATCGCCGCCACCATCAGGCCCTGCATCGCCGTGGAGATGCCACCCCACGCAGCCCCGCCGATCGCCCCGACTGTGCCCGCCTTCTGGTAGGCATCCGAGCCGGTCGCGCCCTCCATCAGGCCGGCGACCTTCGTGGCGATCTTCAGCTGCAGGCCCATCACGCCCATCAGCGGCTTGCCGATGTTGGAGATGGTCTGGCCCATCGTCTCCTTCAGCATCGACGCCTGGTCCAGTACGCCGCCCATCGCCGCCCCAGCAGCCTCCTTGGTGCTGCCACTGCCGTAGGCGCCCACGCTCGTGTCGATCGCCCCACGCACCCCGCCAGGAGTGCGGGCCAGCGCCTGCAGCGATCGGGTGTCACGCACCGAGTCGAAGCCCAGGTTCTCCAGCAGCCGCTGCGAGCCCTGCCCGGCCTTGCTCAGCGACTCCGTGAACTGGTTGAGGACCTCCGTCGGGTTCGACTTGAACATGTCCCGCAGCTTGTCGCTGGTCGTGCCCATGATGTCCGCGTACGCCTTCAGCTCCGGGCCGCCGTCACGGATGGACCGATTCATGTCCAGCAGGACCTTGTTGAAGACGTTGGCGCTGCGCACCCCGTCCTCGCCCAGCGAGCTCATCGCCGCCGAGAGGCCCATCACCGAGGTCTGGCCGATGCCCACCGTCGCCGCGATCGGGGCCAGCGCCTTGGAGAACGCGATCGTCGCCGGCGCACTGGCACCCAGCTTCTTGGTCACCGTCGTCAGGGAGTCCGAGAGGGCCTCGAACTGGGAGACGCCGTTGCCCATCGACTTGCCCAGCAGCGTCATGTCCCGGCCGATCGAGGCCGCATTCGTGTTCGTCGCCGCACCCAGCTGCACGAACGACTTGCCCAGCGACTTGAACTGCTGCTCCGACTTCACCCCGACGGACTGGATCGACTCCATCACGTCGACCGCGCCCTGCATGCCGATCGGGAAGTCCCGGGCCAGCGAGCGGGTCGCCGAGGACAGGTTCGCGAACGACTTGCCCGTCACCGTGGCCGTGGCCTCGATGTTCGCCAGGGCCTTCTGCTGCGCGGCCGCCGCATCCGCAGCGATCGAGTTGATCTTCGTGAAGCCCGTCAGCCGCTGCGTCGCCTGGACGAACGCCCCCGACATGTCCGCCGTCGCCCCGCGCACGCCGGTGGCGACCTGCATGTAGTTCTGCGACACCCCGATGGCCTGACCCATCGACTGGGTGAAGCCGGCGGTGTCAGCATTCAGCTGGAAGTCGACGGGAACGCTCATCCCAAGCGCCCCTTCACCCGATTCGGCTGCTCACGCATGGCCTGCGCTACCTGCTTCGGGACGAGCGTGACTCGGGCGCCGGCGAGGGAGGCATCATCCTCACGGGCCATCTCCTTGATGTAGCAGCCATGGCACTGGACCGTGATCGGCTCGTACGCATACCAGTCCTCCTCCCACTCCCAGTCGCTCGTGCCGCAGGACTGGCACTTGCTGCTGGACTCCAGGAGGTAGGCGATCAGCTTCGCCCGATCCTCCGGATCCCATCCTAGGAGCGCGGAGTGGGGAAGGCCGTGATCAGCGCACCACGACTGCTCTAGGTAGAAGGTGCTGTCGTACCGGAGCCTTCTACGGTGAAAGGGACGTCCAGGCCCCTCGAGCACACCTCGATGCACCCCACGAAGACCTCCATCACCTCACCGCGGGACCAGTCCTCGGAGTTCCAGATCTCCAGGGCCTCATTCGGGGTCAGCCGCGGCTCCCAGCTGCACGCCGCGATCAGGGCCGGGCCGAATGTCTCCGGGTTGTACGTCGCCCCGTCCTTCTTCTGCTCCGGGGTGGGCGGGTACTTGGCCATCAGGTCGTCGTACGCCCGCGAGCCGATCGCCTTCAGCGTGATCACGAACTCGATCACGTCGCCGTCGGCGTCCGGCACCATCAGGACGACTTCCTTCGTCCGCTTCGGCTTGGCCTGCAGGTCCGCGAACGTCGCCTTCCGACGGGTGTCCTTCTTGGCAGGGCTCGGTGCACTCATCACTGGTCTCCTAGGGGTGAAAACGCGTCGAGGAGGAACTCCCACCGACTGTAGCGGGAGATCCTCCTCGAGCAGCGTCATGAACTACGGCGTGTGGACGAGGACGCCCGTCGCCGTCTGGCCGCCGGTGCCCGTGCCGTTCACGGCAGCGACCTTGAAGAAGTAGTCGGTGCCCGTGACCAGTGCGGTGATCCGGGCGGTCGTGCCGGTCTTGGTGATGTTGGTCGTGACCTCGGTGTACGAGCCACCCAGCGTCGACGACTGGTAGACCTTGTAGCTGGTCGGCGAGCCGAGCAGCGGGGCGTCCCAGTCCAGGACGACGACCGTGGCCGACTCCGCAGCACCGGTGAGGTTGCGCGGCACGCTCGGAACGGCAGCGACACCCGTGACGATCGCGGACTCCGCCGGCTCCTCGGGGACCGAGCCGGTCACCGTGAAGGTCTGGACGGTGTTGGAGGCGATCGCGGCCATGGTGCGCGAGACGACCATCAGCGGCCACACCTCGACGCCGTCGCCCGCACGAGGCTTCTGGTTCACGCCCGAGCCGCCGAAGCGGGAGACGAAGAAGTAGCCGTCGGCCGCACGCGGAAGGGTCTCCCACGCGGTGTCGGCCTCGTCGTCGCGGTAGAAGTCACCGGTGAACGACGCCTGGACAGTGCCCGGGACCGAGGTCTCGAAGAGACTGTCGAGGTTGGGGGTCGGCACCGTGTTGCCCTGCGCCGAGGGGTTCAGCGAGACGATGAACGGCGTCAGCACGATGGCAGCGTCGAGCTCGGCCTCGGTGGGGGCAGCGAGGACAGCCGGACGGACAGTCGTCCACGCAATCCAGGTCTGCTCATTGGGGATGATGCGTGACATTGGGTTCTCCTTGTGTCGACCTCGGCGAGGTGGCTGTCGTATGTCAGTTTAGGACCGCGATCGGTCAGGTGCCTCGCTTCACGGCATGCAATGTGAGCGAGTCAGTGGCGTTCCAGATGGGTGGATCCACGCTGTCGTTGCGCAGCACTCCGCCCAGGGACTGCCACTCGACCCACGTGATCTCGAAGGCATCGGGGGCGCCGAACAGCTGCTTCAGCAGCCCCGACACCGCCTGGCGGCAGGCCGTGCCCGTCCAGTCCACCTGGGCCCGCGCAGCACCGTGGTAGCGCAGCTGGAACGAGCACACCCACGCGTCCTCCTGCCGGGCCAGCGTCAGCTCAGGGGTGCGCGGCCGGGCACCGGAGAAGGCCACCACCGCGTACGGCACGAACTGGTCCACATTCGGCTGCCCCTTCACCCAGCCGCCGGCATCCGGGGCGATCCCGTCGCCGACCTCCAGCCAGGAGATCTCCGCCAGGGCAGCGATCACGTAATCCGTCAGAGCACCGGTATCAAGCACGGATGCAGCCCTCGATTCCCTTGCGGACCGAGTCGATCAGCGGCCGCCTGATCCGGGCAGCCACCTGGGCGCTCGAGGCCCGCGGGTTCACGCTGAGCACCCGCACGATGATCCCATCACCGGTGCGGCCCACCGCCACTCCCACGCCCGGGGCACGCACCTGCCGGGCCACCTTGGAAGCCTCCGCCTCCATCGTCGCCGGCACGTCCTCGACAGCCTTCGCCAGGCGCTCCAGGTAAGCCACCAGCTCCTCCGGGGTCACTGCCACTCCACCGGGACAGGCGGGGCACCGGTGTCGATCCAGTGGCTCGCATCCTCCACGCCCATGCACGTCATCCGGCGCACCACCGGGAACTGCCCTGCTGCCTCCGTGTCCCGGCAGCGGAACGTCCGGCCCACCATCAGCGGGTCGTCATGCGCCGTGACCTCCACCAGGTCGTCCGGGCGCGGGTCAGGCTCGTACGGCACCCCGTCGATCACCACCTGTACAGGGATAGACACGTACGTGTTCTGGAACTCCTGGCTCTCATCCCCGATGCCCAGCAGCAGGGGGCCGGCCACCGAGTAGACCCGGGCCCTGCCCTTGTAGACCCCGCCCAGGCGCTCGGAGGCCAGATAGCCGGTCACGTCGTTCAGCACAGCCTCGGCGGGCCGAGTGATCGTCACCTCGGCCGTCATGTTCATCTCCGCGTACCTGCGGGCCGTGGAGAGCGCCACCGCGTACATCAGTACCCCGGGTAGTACTCGGGATAGAACGACGGGTACTCGCTCGGGTCGTAGTCGCCGAAGTTCTGACGGCCTGCGAGGTAGTTGTCCATGAAGCCCAGGCCGAACTTCAGCGGCTTGATCGACTCATCCCACTGCTGGTCGAACAGCGCCCCAGAGAACGTCGGGGAGGCCATCGCCTGCTCCTGCTTGTACTGGTCCCGCAGGCTGACCGCAGCCGCCTCGAACTTGGACTGCAGCTCCGAGACGCCCACGGACACGCCGTCGGCGCTGACGGACACCTCACGGGCGTAGTGGGCCGCGATGATCTCGCAGCACACCGCCGCGTTCAGGGTGTTCGAGCCGTACAGCGGAGCCCACTTGCCGATGACGAAGGCGATCTCCTGATCGCTCAGCAGCGGCCGCGTGGAGTCCGTGTCACCGCACAGGAACCGGACCTCGTCCTTGTCGGACGCGGCCGGGTCGCCTGAGTAGGTGAAGGTCATCGGCCCGCCTTCAGGAAGTCCCCGCCCACCGGCATGAAGTGGCCCTTCGCCCGCTTGAACGCAGGCTTGCCCCGCAGCACCTTGCCCTTCGGGGTCATCAGCACCAGGCGCCGGGCCGTCGGGGTGTACGCACTCTTGGCCATCACCGGCTTGGGGATCCGCGGGGCCTTCGCCCCCGGCACGCCAGGAGCCCGGCCGCCCGTCGGCGTCAGGCGACCAGCCTTGGGCGCGGCGATCTTCGGGGCAGCTGCCTTCGGCAGAGCCATCACCGGCTTGGGGATGGACGGCTTCGTCACGAAGCGCGACATCGTCTTGGGCGGAGCCATCACACCCGGCAGCCCCGGCATGGCTAGTAGTACCTGGCGTCAGTGCTCTTGCGACCCGCCCGGAACGACCCGCCCAGGGCCAGGGCCCCACCG